CCGGCGACGAGAGGAGTGTTGGAGGTGCCAAGGGGCTTGTAGCTGTCGTCGAGACTGGTGTCTGCGCAGACAACGTCGCCGCCGTAGGCAAGGCCGGCGATGCGGTTCATGTTGGCGCTGGCCAAGCCGATGATGTAGGTGCCGCCGTAGCCGGGGTTCAAGCTGAAGACGGGCAAGGTGGTGCCAGCGACGCCGGAGACGGTCTTGATGCGATCGTCGGGCTGGGGGCCGATGTAGCCGAAGGCGGTGTAGTCAAGACCCATGGCGTTTCCTCTTTTTCAGGCGGGGCTTCGGCTTGCTTTCCCAGTTGAGGTCATTGTGCTCGCGCCAGTACTTCTCCCAGAGGGCTCGACCCTTTGGCGTATTGAGAGCAGCAAAGTTCACGCGCCCTGAGAGCCGAAGGTGCCCCGGAAGTCGCCGTGGCCTTCAGCGATACGGAACATGCCAGAGACCTTGACATCCTTGGAGTCGAAGTCGTCGCCAGCGTCGAACATGGGCTCTTCGCGGACCCAGACGTTGAGGTCGTGCTGGTCCTTGGGGCCGGTGGCGATCCACATGTCGGGGTCGATGAAGTAGTGGACCATCATGTAGGAGATGCCTTCACCGCCGAGAGGGTTGACCTCGTTATCGCCGGTGTAGGGCTTGAGCTCGCTCTCAGTGATTTCGCGCGCTATCCACTTGAGCTGAGGTGGGATGACGAGGTGCTCGAGGTGGCGCGGGTCGGGCATCCCAGCCTCATCGACGTTCAACTCGAGCAGATCGCTCGCATTCTCGACTGAGGTGACTGAGAGGTCGAGGTCGACGGCTGCACGGTTGGCTATGGTGCCGCCGCGCTTCAAGGTGTGGGCAGAGTTGAAGAGCTGGCCGGTCGCGCCGGTGTTGATGTCGAAGCCAGCTTGAGTGAAGCCAGTGCCCGCGTTGCCGGTGCCGGCGAAGCCAAAGTTGAGCACGCGGAAGGCTTGGACTTCCATCTGATGGAGGCCAGACCTCGCGATGAGGCGGTAGATTTTTGACATTACGCCGTACAGTTCATCTTCCCACATTTCGTGGGTGATCCGAGCGCCGAGAGCATAGGCGTAGGGGGTGTAGCGGACGGTCCCGACCTCTGCCACGCGGTCGTACTGGATGGAGGTTCCTTCACCCTTGGCGATGAAGGTTCCCATAGGGGAGATCAAGAGGTCGTCGAAGAAGTTGCGCCCGGCTTCGCCTCCAGGGTTGGGCCCGGCCACCACGTTGAAGATTTGGCGGAACTCCTTGGGGGTTTGCTGAAGCTGCTGGATGCTCACTCGACGTAGACCCGGCTTCACCAAGTTGGCGAATTGGGTCGTCATCATTCGCGCTGCCATTGTGCTCTCCTTGCGGCTCTAGATGGTCGAGTGGTTCCCTGGGCTCAGCTCGTTCCCAAGAAGGTGAAGTTGGCGATGAATTGGAAGGTCAGGCGCACATTGGTGTCGCCGACTCCGAAGGGGCCGAATCCAAGCAAAGGGGTTGAGGGCTGGTTCTGAGCGATTTGCATGGTCCAGATGCGGGCGTTGGGAGCGGCCACAACGCTGGCATTGCCGAAGATGTGGTTGTTCACGGTGTCGCGCTGGATGCCCATGATGTGGCCAATGTCGGACTGGACCAGGACGTGGTTGGCCAAGCCCGACTGCTTGATGTTGCAAGCAAAGACGTTCGCGGGGTGGGCCAAGTAGACATCCATGACGTGGGTGCCAGCGACGCTGTCGCTGTGGGCGTCCTCGGCGGCGATGCCCAAGATGCGCGTGGGGGTGTCGCTCGCGGGGTCAGTGACGTTGCCATTGGCATCGAGGTCTACGATCCAGCCCATCTTGAAGGTCTGGGAGGCCGCTTCGGGAAACTGGAGAGTGTATGGCTGAGCCCCCGTGGTCGTCTGGACCCAAAGCATGATGTCGTCGGCTACAGTTGCCATTGAGGTCTCCTGCTAGAGAGTGTGAGGATTGGGGCCAGAGATGTCGGGCTGCTTCACGAGGTCGGCAAAGGTCGGGATGTCACGATGAGCAAAGACGCGCCCGCCAGGTGATTCGCGAGCGGCGCGCTTCATCTCTTCTTGGACGGCGGCACGGTAGCCAGCGTCGAGGTTGTAGGCTTTGACGCGAGTTCGGTAGATGCGCTTCTGGTAGTTCTCGAGGGTCTCGGCCATCAAGATGAGGTCGCCTTGAATCCAGGTGTCCTCGCGCGTGACACCGGCCACAGGGCGAAACCAAGATTCCCACTTGGAGGGCTTGACGATGAAGAACCCATTGCCCTCGTGCTCCAAGATGCGCACGCCCTCGCGGCCCTCGCGGCCCAAGCGATAGACCCACTTGGGGCGGTAGGCTTCCATGAACTTGGAGCGCTTGGGGCCCCGGATGTCGCTCCTGTCAAGCTCGCGCTCGATGATCTCTTCAGGGGTGACGCCGAGCCCTTGGCGCTGAGATGCCTCGTGGACGGTGTTGCGCTGGCCAGCCACCTTCCTGTCGTACTCATCGATGAAGCCGTCGAGCTGACTGAACTCCACCCCAGCCTCGGTAGCTTCACGCCTCAGAGTCTCGAGGCGCTCGTTGAGGGCTTGGCGCTTCTCGAGGGCTTCGATAGCCGGGCCAGGACTCGGAGGAGGCGGCGCTGCTGGCGGCGGGAGAGGGAGGGGAGGCTCCACAGTGCGGGCCTCGACGTTGGCTCTGGCATCGTCGGAGATGACGGTGGGCTTGTCTTCAAGAGCTTGGGTGTTGCGGCGCGGGAGGCGCTCGGTTGGGCCGCTCAAACTCGCTTCCTGCCTTTCATGCCGAAGATGTCAGTTTCTTCTTGGGAGTCGCCGTAGTTCTCGAGCCACTGGGTGGGGGTGAGGCCCCACTTGGCGGCCATGCGGGCTTGGTCCGGGGGGAGCTTGGGTTGGCCAACTCGGGAGCCGGTCGAGCGCGTTACTGGGCTGCCAGCGATGGGTGGCAGAGGCGCTCGAGGGATAGCAGAAGGGGTGGGAGAGGGTGAGGCAGATGGCTCCGGGGGCGAAGCGGAGGGCTCACCGGACTCACCCTCAGCGGCTAGGTCAGGGTTACGCCGCCGCCTTTCAGTCTCAAGCTCGTCGTCGCTCATCTCGGAGAGGGGCTTCAGCTTGCGCTTGACCACCCAGTTGTAGACCTGGTTGTAGGCGTCTGGGTGGGCCGCGACCGCTGGCTGGAGCTTGTTGAGTTCGGCCTCTACCTCTTCGGCATGAGCGGCGAAGTTGGGCAATCTCGATTCGGCGATGGCTCTGTTGGTGGAGCGTTGGGCGATGAAGTTGGAGGTGGCGATCTGGGCGGCGGTGTTGGCCAGCTCGGCTCGCTGGGCGTCGTTGATGCGCCGAAGGTCGGCTTGGGAGACGAAGGCGTCGTCGGGCGGTTGCTCAACTTTGGCCGGTGGGGCTTGGCCAGGAAGCATGTTGTTCTGGACGAGATAGTTGCGCACCGCATCCATGTCAGAGCGGTGGGCTTGTTCGCGCTGTTGGGCGAGCTTCTCGGCGGCCTCGGCGCGCTGCTTGGCAGCAGCTAGGTCCTTCTCGATGGCGGCGGCTTTGGCAGCTTCAGAGCGAAGGTGTTGGGCCTCGTCGTCGCTCAGTTCTACGGCCATGAACCCTGTCTCTAGTCAAAACAGGGTTACCGTGTCAAGCAGCCTACACTAGGGGTGGTGGGTGCTATGGAGAGCAGTGCACAAGAAGGCCAAGTACCACAAGAAGTAGTAGGCTCAAGAAGGCCGAGAAGAAGGCACGCGCGGCGCGCTCAGCCGGAGATGACATCGCCGCCGTGCTCTTGGTCGCTCAAGTCGTCGGGCTCACCACCTCGTGCTTCAAGCTCCATGGTTTGCATGGTGTTGAGCACGTCGCCGAAGGTGGCGGCGATGCCTTGGTTGCGAAGGACGTTCTCCCACTTGGGGTCGGTGACGCAGTAGCGAGTGGCTTCGGCTGCTTTGGCCTGGGCCCACTCGAGAAGGCCGTACCAGAGACTCTCAAAGTTGACCGCTGCCATTTTCAAATCCTCCTCGAGCATCTCCTTGAAGGCTGCCGAAGTCCTCTGCCAAAAGTCGTCCATCACTGTTGCTGGAGGGCCCCGTTGCCTTGCTGAGCTATTTGGGCTTGTTGGGGCCCGCCCTGACCTGGCATGCCGGGCTGAGGCTGCTGCTGCTGCATCTCCTCGGTGATGCCCTCGAAGACTCCCAACATGTCGTCGAGTTCGTAGGCTTGGAAAGCCTGAATGACGCGCTCGGCGGCTTTGTCCCAGGTCTCGACGTACTTGGACACCCTCTCCTTGAGCGCAGGGGGCATCTGAGGGTTCACCATGCCGGTGGCGAGCTGCATCACGCTCATGGCGTGCTTCTGGACGAAGTCATAGAGCTGGAGGTTGGTTGACTTTTCGCTCTCGCGGTTGACGGCTTGGGTAGAGACTCGCAAGTCGATGGCCATGAACTGTCGGAGGTTGTCGCGAATGGACAAGAGCTGACGGACCTTCTGGGCGTCTGGTGGGTCGAGCACGGCTTCAGGGGAGCCAGGCCACTCCGGCCTTGGGAGCCCATAGGTTTGGTAGGACTCGGCGAACTGAGAGCCCTCGTCACCCAAGGCATCTCGGATCTCCTGAGTGTTGAAGTCAAAGCGCCGCGCGGACTCTTGCATCATGGCAGTGACGGTGGTGGCCGCTGCCCTTCCCATGGGCGAAGTGATCTTGCCTTCGCTCAACTCGTTCACCCCAACCACCCTGTCGGCCAGCATGGTCACCACTTGCTCTTCGTAGGCGTCGATTTGGACGTTGGTGCTCGGGCGGAGTTCTCGGAGTTGGTTGATGTCGAGCACCTTCACCACGTGGCCGCTCTTGGGCCGGATGGAGTTGCCAAGGCCTTGGGCCCCTGCGCCCGCCACCCACATGACGATGTTGGAGAGGTGGGCCCGGTCGCGCCGTTGGTTGTGGATGGTCGATGCTTCAGCCTGGAGCTGAGCAATGACTTCGGGGATGCCAACGCCGTAGAAGTCGCCCTCGCGCTCGATGAACCTTGTCATGGAGTAGGGGCGGAGCTGAGAGGGCACGGGGTTCGGCTTGATCCTCACCATCTTCTTGGTCTTGGTTCTCAGCATCATCACGTGCTCTTCGGGGTAGCCGTCGCCGTCGAAGTCACGGGTGAGCCAGACGGCCCAGAAAGAGTAGAGGCCGAAGCGGTCGGCCTGCATCATGTCTTGCTGGTCGTTGCCTCGGTTGAGGATTTGCTCCTTGTAGACTGGGAGGTCGTCGTCGGGCCCTCCCTTGATGGCCTCGTCGAGGTCTTCGATGTAGCCGATGCTTTCGAGTTGGCGCAGGCGGTCGAGGCTGAACCAAAGGCGGTGGCCCCAGAAGGGAGCGCCCTGGATCTCGTTGTAGCCATAGGGGATGGCGGTGTCCGAGAGGGAGACCCACTTGGGGTCGGGGCCGTAGAGGTGCTGAGCGGGCACTGCTTGTTGGAGGTCTTCATCGTACCTCTTTTTGAGTTCGTCGCGCCAACCGTTGTAGATGCAAGAGGTGCCGAGCTTGGCCACTTCCTGAATGAAAGGCTTGACCACCTTCTTCTCGTTCCAGACATTCCGGCGGGCCCAGTCAAAGTAGCGCTCGAGGGGCTTGGTGTGGTCGGCGAACATGCGGTTCAGCTCGCGGGCCGACCAAAGGGGCTCCACGCTGAAGATCATCTGCATCTGCCGGGCGATGAGCACGTTACAGTAGATGAAGCTCAGAGGCACTACGATATTAGAAGCGCCGTCCATGGGGTAGTCTTTGCGCGAGTACTTGGGCTGAGCATCGTAGACCCTGGTGTACTCGACCCACTCCCTCTCGCGAGACTCGCGCTGCTGCAAGATGTTCTCGATGGCGTCGCTGTACTCTATCTCCAGCTCTCGAACCTCGCTCTCGGAGAATAAGATGGGCTTGGCCTTGCGCTTACCTTGGTGGCGCTCGGGCTCGGCGTCGGTGGGATCGGGGTCGGGCCCCTTCGGGCTCTCCTTGCGGGGGGAGCGCTTGCCAGCGCGGTCCCTCATCACCTTGTCTTCAAAGTCGCGGTCTTGGTCGGATGGTCCGAGAGCCATGGCCCTCTCTACCCCAAACTGGCCTTCAAGGGCCAGCCACTCTAATAACCTGTCACCTCATCGCGGTGCTGCTCAGCCCGCTCGGTCTGCCACTCTTGCTCATCGTACTCTTCGCGGGTCATGCCGCCCGGCACCACCAAGGGGGCCTTCTCGCCCGTCTCGGTGACTGGGTCGGGGGGCCACCAGATGGCCGGGCTCCACGCTAAGGCGTCCAAGAGGTCAACGGTGCGCCCACCGGGGTAGGCCTCATACTCGGCCTCAAAGTCGTAGAGGCCACCCAAGGGGAGCCAAAAGCGGTGCTGCACCACGAAGGGGTAGAACTCTCTGATTCGAGTGTTCTTGGAGCGCTGGCTGTCCTGGGGAAGCTTGGTCAGCCTCATGCGCGGGTAGCGCGCGAGGGCCCAGTGATAGCCATAGACGTGGCCGCCGAAGACCTCCATCCCGGCCACACTGGGGTCGAACCTCTCGTAGTCTTCGTAGGCCAGGCTCAAAGCTGAAGGAGGGTCGCAGGCCTTGGCTCTGGCCCCTAGCAAGACGATGTTGAAGGGCTCTATCTCGATGCCATCGGGACCCACCACTGGCGGGGTGAGTGCTACTGTTATGGAAGCGGTCCTTGCATCGGGGCTCTCGGGGTTCAAGTTGAGGTCGATGGTCTGGAAGAGGGTGCACGCCTTGAGGCGCACCACACGATTGCCGCCTTCGCCTGGGGGCCGCATGAGCTGGATGGCGCGCTCCTTCTTGCCTGGCTCGGCGTCCACCGCCGCCACCTCGATCAACTTGTATCGCCGGAGGTGAGCGGGGTTGAAGACAGTGGTGCCGTCCGCGAGGGCCTCGGTGAGATACATGAGGCTGAAGAGAGAGGGGCCGTACTTGCCCTTCAAGAACTCGATGTACTGCGGGCTGAACCTCTCGGGAAACCTGATGTTGCCAAACTCGTCGTAGATGGAGATGCGAAAGAGGTCCAAGTGGGGCTCGGTCTCGAGCATGTAGGCAATCACGTCGTTGCGGCCCCACGGCGTCCCGACATAATCAACCTCGTCCTCCTCCGGGTCCACGGTGAGGCTCTCGGTCAACTTGTGCTGGTCTATCCCCTTTTGCATCTCGGGCTCGGAGTCGAGGGCCTTGCGCCCCACTAGGTCATCCTCGCCGATGATGTTGTAGTGGTTGGAG